CGACACTTAGGGTCCTCTTGAAAACGCTTAATATTGTCTTGTCTTTCATCTTTTGGCGTTAATCCATAATAGTCAACCACGGATCCCGGACCATAAACTGCTTCTATTTCTTTGATTATGTTTTTAATATCATATTGATAGTGCGCCCAAATAATTGCTTTACCTTCAATGTCTTCCAACACAGATAGTAATTCTTTTATTCTATTATTTTCAATAGCTTGAATTTGACCATTGTCATCGGTAAAATGACCGCAAGTAATTTGATGTAATCTCATTAATTGAGTTAAGGTATTAACAGTTGTACTTTGTTTTCCATTAAGGATAGCAAGAGCTTCTTGTTTCATTTGATCATATAATTTTCTTTGTTGTTTAGTTAAAATTATTTGACGTTTAATAAATATTTTATCAGGTAAATCTAAACAATCTTCTTTTAATACACGATAGGAAAAAGGTTTTAATTTGTCGGATAATTCACCTAAGTTTTTAAAACCATTAACTAATTGTATTTGACGGCCTGCAATGTTTGCAGTTTTCATAATAGCATATCTCATTCTAAATGAATAATAAGAGTCATGATCTAAATGAAACGGATCTAAAAAATAACATTGACTAAAGAGATCTAGTGGATTTTTAGTTACAGGAGAGCCGGTCATTATTCTTCTATATTTAGTTTCTCTACTTAAAGATAAAATATTTTTGGTTCTATTAGCCTGTGGATTTTTAATAGTAGTTGACTCATCAATAGCCATCATAGTTTCATGACATGATAAAAATTTCTTAGCAAAGTCAACACCTTTTTCTGTGCTTAAAGCCTCGACATTCATAATAAGAATGTGCAAACTTTCACCTCCAGAAAATAAAGTATCTAAACTTTCTTGTTGTTTTTTAGTTATATTTGCTTGCCATAATACGGTCACATTCTCTATGTGATCAGGTAAATGAGTCGGTAATTCATTACTATACCAAGTACCTACAACCCCTTTAGGAGCTACAATTAAAGCACCATTAACTTTACCTTTATCATAAAGCATAGCTAAATTGTCAATTAATACTTTAGTTTTGCCAGTACCCATTTCTAAAAAATAAGCATAGCTTTCTCTATTCCATGACTTTTCTAATGCAGTCATTTGATGTGCGTACGGTTTTGTTTTAAATTTATAATCCATAATTTTTCTTCTTTCTACTTAAGAATATAAGGATAAAATCTTTCTTTGTCAAGGGTAAAAATAAGTACTTGACAATAAAATATTAAACACTATATTGCTAATCATGAAAGAAAATAAAGTTTACGTCATTCAAGAAATTGCGGGTACTGCAGAAGGCAGACCTAAAATAAATATTATGGGCGCATCAAAATATGGTGAGTTTGTTTTTTTATTACCGGAACTTTCACAGATAATATTTTCTCCTGGTCCATTAATTTTTAAACTTAGAAAAGCTTTAAAAGATTTTTCGACAGAAGATCATTTATTATTAACTGGAGATCCTGCAATTATTGGTGTAGCGTGTTCAATAGTTTCTGACATGACTAACGGTAAATACAATTTACTAAAATGGGATAAGCAAGAAAGACAATATTATCCTATTCAAATTAACTTATATGAAAGAGGAAAGATAGATGAGTAATATAGACTTTGAGGAAGACCAAACAAAGATGTTAGGTAAGACTGAAAATATTCAGTCGCTAGCGGACCAAGTGGAGAAACTAAATACTTTAGATCAAGAAGTAGAAATACTTGAAAACAATCTAAAACAAAAAAAGAAAGATTTTGAATATCTATCAGGAGAAGTTATTCCAACTATGATGGCTGAGATGGGTTTATCTCAACTTAAATTAATGGATGGTTCTTTAATAGATGTTAAACCAAATTACAGCGCAAACATCACTATTGCTAATAGAGATGCGGCGTTTAACTGGCTTCGTAACAATGGACTAGGAGATATAATCAAAAACGAGATATCCGTATCTTTTGGTCGCAACGAGGATAACAAGGCAGCTGATTATGCTGCTCTTGCATCAGAGCGTGGGTATCAACCGACACAAAAGTTGAAGGTTGAGCCCATGACTCTCAAAGCGCTAGTTCGGGAGCGTATAGAATCGGGCAAAGAAATGCCTACCGAGCTTTTCAACGTTTTCGTTGGAAATAAAACAACAATAAAAAGGAAACAATAAACATGAACCAAGTAATAAAAAAAGAAGAAGCAGGCGCATTAGCTACAAATATGTTTGAAGCAGATGCAAATCATGGCATAGAAAATATGTCGCAAGAAGACCTTGCATTACCTTTTCTGAAGGTGTTAGGACAACTATCACCGGAAGTTAATAAGGCACATGCAAAGTATAAAGTAGGTGCTGAACCTGGTATGATATTTAATACAGTTAGCGGTCAATTTTTTGATGGCTCTAAAGGTGTTGATATTATTCCTGTTCATTATCAAAGACAGTTAGTAGAATGGCAAGACAGGGGAGCCAGTACTGGTGCTCCAGTTGCGATTCATAACGCTGAAAGTGATATCCTGAGTAAAACAACTCGTGATAAATCTTATAAAGATAGATTACCTAATGGTAATTATATTGAAAACACAGCAAATCATTTTGTGCTTATGTTAGGGGATTCACCTACAACAGCATTGATTTCTATGAGAGCTACTCAATTAAAAATTAGTAGAAAATGGAACTCAATGATGATGGGGATTAAACTGCAAGGTAAAAATGGTATGTTTACTCCGCCAACATATAGCCACATTTATAAACTAAAGACTGTTCAGATGTCAAATGACAAAGGAACATGGTTTGGATGGGACGTATCACAAGTTGGTCCGGTATCAGATAAAGTTGTTTATGATATGGCTAAAAATTTTGCAGAGCGTGTAAGCGCTGGCGAGATTGCAGCTAAACCTGAAAATCAAGAACAACCTAAAATTGAAAAAATAGTTTTATAAGTTCCTAGGAAATTGGGCGGCGAAGCGAGAGTGGATCCGCCCACAATAAAATTATGAATGAAATTAAAAATATAAATAACGGGCCAATTACTTACGGGGATTGGTATGATCTGGGATACACTTTGGTGCCATGCGAGGCAGGTAGGCCTAAAGTTTTAAGCTGGAGCAGTCCAGATTTTAAAATAACGAAAGAAGAATGGAAAAACAAACACACAGACAAAGAAATAGGATTAAGATTAGATAACGTAGTAGATTTAGATATTGATAATAATCGTGCAAAAGTTTTTGCAAATAAATATTTACCAAATTGGCCTACAATATCTGGTAGAGAACATAACCCCACAAGCCATTATTGGTTTAAAGCAAGATTACCGGCACAGAAATTTTCATTACCAAAAGACCTTGAAAGATATGTTGAACATGCGGTACATGGACAATGTTTATGTGAAATAAGAAGTACGGAAACATGTTATACCATCGTTCCAGGCTCATTACATAGTAAACATAGAGAACATGTAAGATGGGAAAAGTATGAAGGCTTTAAAGAATACCCCGGTGATTTAAATAAAATCCTAAGAAAGATAACTTTAGCTACTGCTTTATCTATTTTGTATGCACCTAAAGGTCAACGTGATGAATATTGTACGGCTATTGCTGGAGTTTTAATTAAGCAAACAGATTGGGAGGATACTGAAATTAATGATTTTATTTATGACATTGCAGTAGAATCTAATGACGATGAATCTGAAAATAGAAAAAATAAAGGTTCAACAACAAGAAAATCTAAAAAACCATTTGGCATGCCTAAACTTGCAGAAATAATTGAATGTAGAATTGAAAGTATTGCAACAGTATTTAGTTGGATAGGCGTTCAAGATAAATCATTAGTACAAGTTAAACAAATAGCTGACGATTCTATGGGGGAAATTATTGAGTATGGTCACGATAGATACAAGATAAAAGTATCGGGTAATTTAGAAGGTATAGCATTTACTAAAACAATTACAGTTGATGGACCAACGCTCATGAACCAGGGAAAATTTTATGATGCTGTTATAATTCAAGCTGAAGTTTGGCTACCTAAAATGAAAGCAATACAATTTGAGGAGATAATGAAAATGAAATTTGAATCAAGAACTAAGTCACAAGATTATGTAGAAGAGGCGGATGAGTCTTTTGTATTTAAAAAATATTTTACTAATTATATTAAACTTAAAAAAGCTTATACAGATAAAGAGCAGTTGGTTAATTATGGAAGCCCTTATTTTAATCAAGTAAGTAATCAATTGGAATTTAGTTTAGATGAATTTGAAAGTTACTTACAAGAACAAAGAATAAATCATAAACGCGTAGATCTTGTTATGAAAATTCAAGATATATTAAAAGCCACTAAAAAAAATGGAAAATACAAAAATAAATCTTTAGTTTCTTGGGTAATAAATAGTCCTAAAATTGAAAATGAAGATCTTATGATAGAAGGAACTAGTGAAGAAACTACGGAGGTAAATTCTGAACGAGCCTAGATTTATTGCAGGTCCTCCAGGTACCGGTAAAACCCATAAATTTATTGTAAATAAATATAAGGATGCTTTAACAAAATACACTACGGAAAAGATTATAATTTTATCTCACACTAATATAGCTGCTGATGAAATTAGAGATGCTATTTATGATTTAAAATATTTAAAAAACAAAGAAGAGCATTTTGAATTTCCACAACTACAGGGAATTACTAAAAAAAAATTAAAACAAACAATATCCACTATCCATCTTTATTGTAAAAGTAAGTTATTAAAAAAAGAAGTGTTTGGTTTATACGACCATAAAAAATTAATAAAAAAAGATAGCCGTTTTAATCTTCACAAAGAAGATGACATAAAACGTAAACACAGATTTTATAAATATCTTTCTGACGCATATGGACATGGTAAAACTTTAGATCAGTATTGGGTTAAATGTGACCAAAAATCTTTTGACCCTTATGGTTTAAAATTAATTACGGAATTACGTATAGTTTATGAAAAATATAAAAAAGATAATAACCGATGTGATTTTTCGGATATGATAAATAATTTTTTACATCAAACTTATAATGAAAAAACTAAACAAATGGAAGATGATGTAAAGGACCCGGATATAGACATATTAATCATAGACGAATGTCAGGATTGTAATGTACCTCAAAGAAAAGCTATTAATAAAATGGCAAGAAACGTAAAAGAAGGACATTACTATTTAGTTGGAGACGCGGACCAAACATTATTTGAGTATTCGGGATCAGATGCAGAATATTTTCACAATTTAGCTGCAAATCCTTATGATGAATTAAAGAACGGTAGTAGATGTGGGGAAACTATTAATACATACTGTAAATCAATTATACAACCTATTTGGAAGCATTATAAATCTCATAGAGTGTGGACTCCAGCAACATATCAAGCGAGACATAACAAAGGTCATATAGGAGAAGTTATTAAAGGGAACGGTTATTATTTACCAGATTTTAAACCATCAGGACATTTAGATAAACTTTTAAATAAAATTAAAAATACCGAAGAAACATTTTTATTTACTTATAGAGGAACTCCCAGTGATATACGTTGTACAGACTTTCTTATAGCACAAGGTATAGAATTTGCTCCAGTAGGTAAATCTCCATTTGTAGTTAAAAAAGAATTAAGATCTCACAAATTATGGCCAGAATTTATTAAAGGTGCACCAATGGATCTTATGCAAATAAAACATTTTTGTGAATATTTAAACACGGATTTGATTGTCGGAGATAAATCTAAAGCAGCAGAAGCTCTTAAAAAATGGATTAAAAAAGATTACACTGTGGATTATCTAATAGATAATAAATTATTTAAATCTACTTGTAAGGGACATAAAGATTTTGATCTAATAAGAGAATCTGTTCAAGCACATAAAAAAAGAATGGAGTATATAAAAAAGGTTTTATCAAAAGGTTTTGATTTTGATAAAAAAGTTAGAGTTGAGTATGCTAACATTCATACAGTTAAAGGTTTAACCTATGATAACGTTATTGTTGACGAAACTGTCGTTAATAAAGATCCTTACTTTACTTCTTTACGATTACAATACACGGCCTATAGCAGAGGAATTTTTGATTATTGGCAATTAGCAAAACTGCCTGGAAAAAAATACTTCACAATGGGTAAAAAAAATGAATGCTTATTATAAAAACAAACTGAAAGGATAACAATATGAACCCAACAAGCGATCTTGCTTTATTATTAATGATGACATTTTATTTTGCAATTAAAATGTATATAGGAACGTCAATATGAGTGCTTATAAAAAACAAGTAGGCGGATCGCACTATAAAGATATGGCTATCCAACCAGCAGATTTTATTAATAAAAACAAATTACTTTTTGCAGAAGGAAACGCAATTAAGTATATTTGTAGACATCAATCTAAAGGTGAATTACAAGACATAGAGAAAGCTATTCACTATTTAGAAATGATAATAGAAAGGGACTATAAATAATGTGTGATATTCCACAACTTAGTGAGTTAAATTTAGAAGGTATAGATACTGTTGCAATTGACTTAGAGACTTACGATCCTAATTTAAAAACAAAAGGATTGGGTGCTGTAAGAAAAGATGGTTTTGTTACCGGTATAGCTATAGCCACCAAGAATCAGACTTTCTATTTCCCTATCGCTCACCACATGACCGATAATTTAAATACCAAAGATACATGGGCTTATTTAAATGAAAAGCTATTTCAAAACAAAAACATACGTAAGGTATTTCATAATGCTATGTATGACGTATGCTGGATTAGATCAGCTACTGGAGATATGCTTCAAGGTCAATTGTTAGATACCATGATTGCAGCGTCAGTTATTGATGAAACAAGAATGAGATATTCTTTAGATTCTATCAGTAAAGATTATTTAAATGAAACTAAATACAAATATGATTTAACTGAAAAAGTTTTAGAATGGTCTAATGGAATGATAAAAGATCCAATGACTAGTATGCATAAATTGCC